AGTGCGCCTACCCCCGGGAGGCACCCCCCTCCCAAGAGATTCCTTTCGCCGCCCGGCCTCCCGACTGCCACACGGGAATGCCCCGCGCCGCGCCGGAAACGGCCCGCCCTTGCGTCGCAGGAAGCGAGCCGATAGACTACAGCGGATAGGGGGGTGCGATTCATTGTGGGGCAATCTGTAGCGTTAAAGTGGATTCGTCCCAGAAATGGGATTTTTCGAAGCGAGGGCCGAGTCGGCGACGGCGATGAACTCGGCGAGGGATCGGACGACTTCGGCGCGGTGGCCGTTGGCGCGGAGGGCGGCCAGCCAAGCGGCCTGGGGGGTTGTGAGTTTGCCTGACATCGCCTTCGCTTCGATCCAAACGGTAATTCCGTGAGTGATTGCAACAACAAAATCGGGAGTTCCGATGCCGGCCGTCTGAGGACAGTCCATTCGCGAGTGCACAACCGGCCATCGGCGGGCACGGCAATGGGCCAGGATCTCGGCGTGGAGGTCAGCCTCCCGCCTGGCAGCCGCCGTGGTGGGCGACGGGGCAGCCGAGAGCCGGGTGCCATCGGGGGCGAACCCGAGGGCCTGAAGTTCGGACGCTGAGAGCCTCACTGGCCACCTCCCTCGGCGGTGTCGGCGCCTGCCCAAGTGCGGGTGTTGGCGTCAAAGGTGAGGTCGCCTGAATGGCGGAGTCGGTCGAAGAGTCGCTCGGCGAAATCTTGGGCGATTTCCGGTTGGGTGGACAGCCACGTCAGCACCTCGGATTTTTGGGGATCGAAATCCTGCCCCGGTATCGAGTGCCGGAGGCGAGGCATTTTTCGGACGATTTTCGTGAGGTCGGATTTTTTCATGGTGGGGTCGAAAACTGAAAGGGGGTGGGGGGATGCGTGTCGTGGCCAAAAACATCTCCCCTTATTATCCCCCCCTACGGGGGTAATAAGGGGGATTTTTTAGCCACCACGCTGGCGTGGGTTTGAGAGGGCAAAAAGGGGTGGCTAAAAATTCTTTTGCCGATTTTTTAGCCACCCCCCGTATTTTTTACTTTTGATGTCATTTTCGGGGTCGAAATCGGGGTCGTTTTGGGGTCAAAAACAGGGGTCGTTTTTGGGGTCAAAAACAGGGTCAAAAACAGGGGTCAAATCTGGGGTGGATTCTGGCCCTGTTTCGGGGGGTAAAACTTGGCCCCATCCGTGGCCAGCCGATGGGTGCCTACGAGACGCGCGGCGACATCCAGAATCGTCTCCCGGGAGAGCCTGCGCCCCTCCCCGGACATCCACTCGAGGGACCGCCTGACGAACTCCCGGCCGGTGACGCCATCGGGGGGGAGTTGCGAGGTCATGGCGAGCCAGTCCCAGGATGTCGCCACGTCTGCCTTGGCGGGTGCACCGCGGCGCCCGTTTCCTGCCCCCTGGCTGCCCGTCTGGGGGCTCGCGGAACCGCGTCCGGTGTCCTCACCCTCGGCGGGCTCTTGGGGCGGGTCAACGTGCTCCCAGTAGATGCGTCCGGTCGCTTGGCGGATCCAGACGGAACTCACTGCGGGCGCTCCATCGGGGTGAGTTGCGCCGGCCCGCGAGCCACGCTTTGCGAGCTTCAACTCGAAGGTCCGGCCTTCGACGGGGCGGAGGTTCATCACGGCGCGCGCCCAGTTGACGAGTTCGGATGAGCCGAGTCCAGCGTATGCCCAATCTATTGCAGTCCAGTCCCTTGTAACCTTGGAGTCTTTGGGCTTTCCGGTGTGGTGGACGCCGATCAGGACGGTTCCGAGGGACTCGATGACGGGCGCCAGTTCACCCCGGAGAAATGGAGTGACTTGGTCCTGCTTGCTCACGTCAATTCCTGCGAAGGACAAGAGCGGGTCAACCCAGACGACATCGGGCCGGTCGGCGTCCAGCATGTCGCGCAGCTTTCGGCAGAACAGGGGCCCGAAGCTGGATGTCTCGGAGCGAAACAGGACGTTGCGCTGGAGGTCAAGCCAACGTGGGTCTTCTGGGTGGATACCGTGCGCATGGGCCACGCCCTGAACCATTTCGGCGAGGTCGTAATCGTCGTTCTCAGCCTGAACGATGAGGCTCTTGAGTGGTCTGGCTGGGGTGATTCCGAAGACGGGCGCGCCGATTGCCCATCCGACGGCAAACTGGGTGACGAGGGAGGATTTACCGACTCCGGAGGGTCCCAGAAGCCACGCCGACTTACCCCGGCAAAGATAGCGAAGTGTCTTCCCATCCCTGAATCCAATGACACAATTCGGGTCACTCGTTGTGTCTAGGAGACACAGGTCAGTGAACGAGCGGGCCGGGCCGAGTGCCTGCTTCGTGATCTCCACCATCCACTCGGCCCAGCTTGCGGCGCCGATGTTCAGGTTTAACAGCTTCTGCCTGTTGCCTTTGCGTCGTGCGTCAGGCAGGCGCGACAGACGGGCCGGGTTGACGTTCTTGCGGTCGGCGAACGGGAAGTAGCCATGGAGGAACGCGACGCGCTCGGCGTACTCTCGAGCGTCCTTGGCATCGACGCGGATCCAGGCGTGAATCGACTTCCCGCCAGAGTCGATGATGGCGGCGCATGGGACCTTGGAAGCGTGGATCTTGGCGAATTGCTCCTCCTGGGGGATGGAGTCCGATTCCACCAGGGCGAAGCGGTAGGCGGTGACATCGGAGTCCCGGCTGCCGCCTGGCGTGACTGGATTCATGCCGACGTAGACGCCTGCGCCGGACGACGAACACCACAAGGAAGCGAGGTCCCCCTTTCGAGCCTCGGCCTTGGCCAGCCATTCGCGCACGGGCAGGGCCGCCCCGGCGTCCTCTGGAGTCTCCCGGTCTTCCCCCTCGCGGATGACGCCGCGAACGATCCTGACGCATTCCTCGGGCTTGTAGAGAGCCCGCAGGAGTTCCGCGGCGCCGTGCTTGATGGGCTCCGGAAGGTCGGTGCCGGGGACATCGGGGCAGGATGCGGACGGAAGCGTGTGGGCGGCCTGGGCGGGCGGCTTGGAGGGACCGACGGGGGCTAGCGGGCGCCAGTGCTCGGGCTTGGGAGCGGCGGCCGGGCGCTTAGTGCCGCTGGTCAGAAGCTCGCCATGGCTGGCCCTCTTTTGGGCGTCCTGCAGCTTGTGGCGGAGTTCAGCCTCGGACCAATTCGGGGAGCATCGTGAGTTGTAATCGAGGAGCAGCTCCCATTGTTCCGCTTCACTGAGCCCGAAGCGAACTAGGCAACAGGCTGCGGTGAAAGTTTGGTCATGCCCTCCGGCGCCTGATACCGCGCCGGGGATTTTGTCGAGGTAGACCTTGGCGCGGGAAAAGGCTGAGGTCATGGCGCGCTATCTGCTGGCGTGGACTTCGGCGTGAGGGTACTGCTTGCAGGCCGCGATGTATCCGTAGAGCCACACGCGGAACCCGGTGAACGATCCCCAGCCGTTGGGAGGGTTGTGTTTTTCGAATCTGGCCGGATCTTTGCGCATGAGTTCAGCGGCGGCTTCCAGCGGCGCGATGAGTTGGTGGGCGTGAGTGATGCCGATTTCCTCAGGCCGCCAGACGTGCATGTAGATGCCCGCCTCGTTGGCCATTTCAGTTAGGTTGTGGGTGATGTTGTCTTCCCACACCGTAGTCGGCATTGTGACTTTCAGATGAACGTCGAGGCTCATGGTATTACTTGCTTTCATTGGCTGTCCACGCGGAGCAGGTTTTCACGTCCATGTTCTTCATGGGCTTGCCGCGCAAAAGGCAGAATCCAGGATTAAAGTGAATGCACTTGAAGCAAGTTTTAGAGATGTTCCCGGTGTAGTACGGGCTAGAAGATTTCGGCATTGTCTTCAATTCCGAAATCATCGAAAGAGCCTCGTAGTCATACCCATTGCACACCTCCTGAATCCACGCGGCCGGATCAATGGTTGCGGTATGCTCCCATCCCCAAGATTTCAGGTGTCCGATCCAACCCTCCGCAGCTGATTGAGTCACGCACATGACTTCGTTCCGACGCACTAAGACGCAAAGAAACTGCACGTTGTTCCCGTTCACTTCTTGATCTCCTTGCAAAGACAGTTTTTGACTTCGAGCCCGCATTGATGACAGACGCCCGTGAGGGTGTTGGGTGCCGGCTTGCTGAGGAACTTGGAGTCGTGCCGGCGCATGAGTGTGAGCGCGTCGAAGTCGCTCTTGTTCTCGCGGTAGTCGAGCTTCCCGTATCGGCAGGAGCAACAAAGCGCGTCGGTTGTGGCCGCGATTTGTTTTCCACAATGGCGGCAGGTGGTTTGGATGGCTGGGTACATGGCTAGAGGAGAGTCTGGGCTTCGGATTCTGCCTGGCGGAGATAGCCGACTGCCTGCTTGAAGTAGGACTCCTTGAGTTCCGTTCCGATGAACTTGCGACCGAGTTTGACGGAGCAAACGCCTTCACTGCCGATGCCCATGAAAGGCGAGAAGACAACGTCTCCGCGGTTTGACCACATGACGAGCGCGCGCTCGATGACATCCAGCTGCAACGGGCAGATGTGCTTTTCGTCGGCTCCTTCCTTAGCCGATTGGACGTTCAGGACGCGAGTCTGGCGAATGTCCATCCAGACAGGGCTTGCCCATTCCTGCCATTGCGAGAGCGGGAATCCGTCCTTGTCGTGGGTGACGGGTTCAACGAGCGCCTCGTCGGATTCCTCGCCGTCGGACCATCGACGGAACAGGAGGAGGTACTCGGCAAGGCCCTGGCGCGAGAACGTGGAGTCTGCGCGAAGCTGCTTGTAGAGAAGCCCGTGCGCTTTGGTGCGCTGCATCTCGATGACGGGATCTTTCCAGATGGTCACCTCGGAATGGAACGCCCACCCGGCATCTTGATGCAGTCGGATGATGTCACCCCTGAAGTCGCGCAGGCCAGCCTTGCCGTCCCGGCCCTTGTAGTTGACGAGGTTCTTGCAGTGGACGGCGCTGAGTCGGCCGGGGCGAGTTGCGTTGTAGATCGACTTGACGAGGAACCCGTAGTGTTCTCCGAACTCCATGTCGTCGGTGCAGTTTCCCATGTCACAGATGGAGTCGGAGTAGATGTAGAGGTTGGCGAACGGGGGCGAGTATACCGAGAAGTCAATCGAGCGTTCGGGGAGCTGTGAAGCGAAGTCAACGCAATCGGCTTGGTAGGCGGCCCAAGCGGTGCCCTTTTGAGAGGCCAGAGTGATTACAGGGTTTTGATCCATGACGGGAGTGTGGTTTTGTGGGTTGGTAGGTAGGGGAGTTTGATTGTGGTTTTCTCGCCCCAGGTTGGGCGGGCGAATCGCATTGCAGACTTCATTTCGTCGTGACGAGAGAGCTTGTCTTTGACGGCGCTCCAGATGGTGCTTTCGGTGTCGGCGATGACGACATCGACACGCACGGGCCGCTTCTGACCGAAGCGCCAAGAGCGCCGGATGGCCTGATAGAAGTTCTCGTAGGAGAACGAGAGCGAGGCGAAGATGACGTGGTTACAGTGCTGCCAGTTCAAACCGAAGCCTGCAAGTGATGGCTTGGTGACCATGGCGCGAACTTCGCCACGCGAGAAGGCGTCGAGCTTGGCTTCCTTGTCGTCCGGCGAATCCGATCCCTGAACTTCAACGGAACCGTGGACGGCCTTGGCAATGGCCTCGCTTTCTTCGTTGGACTCACACCAGATGAGGCAGTAGTCCGAATGATCGGCGAGGCTGGCGGTCATGCGGACGCGCTCCTGCATTGTGTTCCGCTTGTCCCGATGCATGTCCGTTGCGGAGAGTTCAGCCGCGGCGAATAGCAAGCCACGATCTAGGTCGGTGCGCATCGGGGACTCGACGACGTGCACCTTGGTTGTGAGTTCCGGCAGCTTGAATGGAGCATCGTCGCCGCCGGCATCAGACGGCTTGGAGACGACGGCCGCCCAGGAGGCTACCCATTCCCAGAATGGCTTGATGGCATGGCCTTTGAGTCGGTAGCTGCCGAAGCTCATGGTGTCATTGATGAACCATCGTGAAAGCATCTCGTTGGACGGCATGACGCCTAGGAATTCGGACTGGTTGCCGAGTTCCATGTAGTCATTCGGGGCCGGCGTGGCGGTGCATGAGAGCCGGTAGGGGGTGCCTTGAAACGCATGGCAAAGGTGCGTCTTGGTCTTTCCCATGAACGACTTGAGGATGCTACTTTCGTCGAGCACAACGCCCGTGAACCGCGCCGGATCGAACAGATGCAGCCGCTCGTAGTTGGTGATCGTGACCTTGCCGCGCACGGAGCCATCGCGGGAATGATGGATATCAAGTCCCAGCTTCTCGCGGCCCTCTCGGACGGTCTGCGGCGCGACGGCAACGGGCGCCAGGATCAGGACTTCGCCGGGGACGTGCTTTGCCCACTCGAGCTGGCAAATCGTCTTGCCGAGGCCGGTGTCAAGAAACAGAGCGTAACGGCCAGCGGACAGTGCGCGCTCAACGACGCGCCGCTGGAATGGGAACAGAGCCGGAGACAATTCTGGTATGGATTCCAGCCCGGCCGGACGGGCTGAAATCAGCTTTCGCTTGAGGAAGTCTTGGTAGGTCATGCTCACTCCTCCCATTCGATGCGGATGCAGGCGACGCGAGCTGATCCAGCTGCTTCGTCTGCGTGACCCTTGGATTCGTACACTGAGCAGAAAGTTGAAACCGGGTATTCTTTGTGGTCGCTTTTTGGATACACATTCACCCACCCCTCGCGCTTCTCGGTGGCCATGAACAGGTCGCAACTGTTCTCAGAATTCTCGAACAGAAGCCCCGTCTCGGTGTAGGCAGTCGCGGTTTCTTCTCCGTCAATGCAAGCCAAAACTCTCCAATCGGGTTTGCATTCCGGCACATGCGCGATAAACCGCGCCTTCCTGCCATCCCGTGTGACCAACGGTTTTCCAGCCTTTGCTTCTTCCAGATTGAACGGTTTCATTGTGTGGTTATTTGGTTTTCTTCATCCGGCCCATGAAGGACCGGAACTCTCCGACGGTTGCAGTTTCCGGCGACTGATGTCCAAGCCTTTTTAGGAGGAACTTCTGGGCAGGAGTGCAGGCTTGGACGGCTGCGTTGCCCAGGACGGCGCCGATGAGTTGCGAGGCATGGCCGGCGCCCCGGACCGTTGCCACGTCGATGCCCGCCCGCTTCAGGACCCGCGCTTGCTTCGTCGAGACGGGCTTTTGCTCCCATTGGAAGGTCGGCTCGTACTCCGCAATGGTCATGCGGTCGTGCTGCGCGGCCCATTCGTCGGCGCTCAGGTACTTCGCCTTCTTGCTCGCCTGTTCAACAAGTTTCTTGCGCAGCGATTCCTCGCGCTCGGCGACTGCGCTGCATTGGATGTCGAGGAGGTCCTGGCTCTCGCCGCTGGATTCCTCAGACACCTTCGTCATCGCTTCGGCCTCCTCCTCGGTGGATGCCACGAGAGACGCCGCGCGAGAGAGCCGGTGCCGCTCGTGGAGCCAAAGGAAGTCGAGGATGAGTAGATCGCTCTTGAGCGGGTGGACGCGGGTGCCGCGCCCGATGGCTTGAGCGTAGAGCGCCCGGCTCTTGGTGGGCCGCAGCATGACGATGCACTCGATGCCTGGATCGTCGTAGCCCTCGGTTAGCAACATGGCGTTGGTCAGAACGTCGTATTCGCAGCACGCGAAATTGGACAGCTTGAGTGCGCGCTGTTGGTCGTATCCGTCCACGTGCTCGGCTTTCAAACCCACGGTGCGGCAGGCTGCGGCGAACTTGATGCTTGTCGCGATGAGCGGGAGGAATGCGAGCGTGCGCCGGCCGCCAGCGTGCTCTTTGACGGCTGCCGCGATGTCGGCGAGGTAGGGCTCTAGCGCGTCGCCGAGTTGTTGTGCGTCGAGGTCGCCGGCCGTGGATTGCACCTGGCGAATGTCGATCTTGAGCGGGACGGCTCGGAGGGAGATCGGGCACAGGTACCCGCCGCGGATGAGATCCACGAGCGTGCACTCGTAGGCAAGCCGCTCGTAGAAGTTGCCCAACTCCTTCTTGTCGCTTCGGTCAGGCGTCGCTGTCACTCCCAGCACGCGGGACTGGAAGTGATTCAGGACCGATTGCCACGACGCGGAGACAGAGTGGTGCGCTTCATCGCAGACGATGAGCCCGAAGTGATGCGGGTGCCAGCGTTGGCGCCGCTGCTGTTGCATGAGCGTTTGGACGCTGGCGACGACGACGGGCGCCGTGAAAGACGCCCGCCGCTCGGCCTTTTCAACCTCGGCACGGATGCCGGTTGACGCGGCCAGTTTGGCGGCAGCCTGTTCGATGAGTTCCTCCCGGTGGGCAAGAATGAGGGTCTTGCGTGGGAGGTATCGGTGAGCGAGCGCGGAAAAGATGATGGTCTTTCCCGCGCCTGTTGGAAGGACGACTAGCTGCCGTTCGGACTCCGCCCACCCGGCGTCGATGGCTCGCAGGCAAGCGTCTTGGTATGGGCGGAGTGAGAACATGGGAGTGTCCTACTTTCCGAACTTGGCGATGAACTCGATTGCCGCCTTGTAGAGTTCAATTTGCGCTTCCGTCAGATTGAACTCCTTGGCGACTTCATGCCCATTCATGAGCCAATTTTTGATTGTGTGCGACTGGCATCCAATGGACACCATGCCCGGCGCAGAGTTCGTGACTGCGTACGGATGCAGCTGCATGTTGATGGGAGACTTATCCCATTTACCCCCGCACACGCGGGCGCTCCCGTACACGCTGGCGTCCCCGCACACGCTGGCGTCCCCGCACACGCTGGCGGTCCCGAACACGAGGGCGCTCCCGTACACGCTGGCGGTCCCGTACACGCTGGCGTCCCCGCACACGCGGGCGGTCCCGCACACGCTGGCGTCCCCGCACACGCTGGCGGTCCCGAACACGAGGGCGCTCCCGTACACGCTGGCGCTCCCGTACACGCTGGCGCTCCCGTACACGCTGGCGGTCCCGAACACGAGGGCGCTCCCGTACACGCTGGCGCTCCCGTACACGCTGGCGTCCCCGCACACGCGGGCGCTTGGCCCAACGTATGCCTTCGCGTCAACGTGCGCCGTGTTTTGAACCCAGCCGCCTCCGTTGGAATGCCGGTGCCATTCGCTCTCAATAGCGTCCGGCATGAATTTCTGAACGACTTCCTTGAACGTGCTCATGTGGTTTTGTGAGTTGAGTTCAACGGCTCAGAATGGCAACCCATCGTCGCTAGGCGTGACTTTCGGAACGGCTGCTGGTGCCGGTGCGAGCGCCGGGGCGGCCTCGTGGCGCGGCAGCTTGGGCTTGTCCGTGTAGAAGACGCTGACTCGGTTCTTCTTCTTCTTCTCGGTCTGGCCGGTCTTCGTGAATTCCTCCACGATGAGCGCACAGTGCCCGCGCAGTCCGATGGGATTGATCCAGTGCACGCCGGCGGCCTCGGCTGCCTGTTCCTCGAACTCAAAGGGCGCGTTCACGGGCGGCGTCTGGCCGGTGCACTTGAGGAATGTGTCGATCTTCCATCCGGTGCTTTCGTGATCGATCAGCCGCTCGTAGACGTTGGCGCCCTTGCCTTCGATCATGAGCTTGAACTCCCAGAACGGACTGCCGGCCGTTTTGCCGGTCCCAGTCTGGATGCCGGACTCCATGCCGACGACGCGGAAAACGTAGTCGCCGGGGGGCAGGAGAACGAACGATTGATTGTCTTGGTTACGGAATACGGGCATTTGAGTAGTGAGTTAGGATTTCGGGGTGAGGTAGTGAATGGATGAACCGCGCTTGATGAGGTCGCCGAGTCGCTGTTCAAGGTCGGCGCGTGCAGCTTTCTCCTTGAGCGAATTCGCTTCGGCGTAGGCTTTGGCGAGGTCGGGGAGCGAGATGGACACCAGCGGCGCCACGGTTTCGATGGGCAGGCCGGACGCTTGGATTGCGGCCCAAGCGTCCGTGATGGAAGGCGAGCCCTTGCGTTGAGCGAGCCGGAACCCGTCAGCCACGACGCCGTGCTTGATTGCCATCTCGCGAACGTGTGAGTTTGCCAGCTTGGACCATTCGGCGACGGCTTCGGCGGCCCGCTTGAGGTCACCGAGGCCAGCGGCGTCTCGGATGTCGTCGATGTTACCGGCCGGAACTTTCAGGCCGAGTTGTTCCGCGGCTTGGGAGCCGACGCTGGCGAATGCCGGGCAGGATGCGCGGTTGGCACACCATGCGCAGTAGTCGCACACGGACGGGCGCGACTCGGGATCGTTGACGCGGGCGACGATAGCCTCGATGCGGTCGAGAGCGTGGGCACGGACGATGTGACTCGTCTCGGCCCGCCGATCCGTGGCGTAGAGAACGTGGCATTCCACAACGTCGCGATTCATGAGCACGGCATAGGCGTCCATCTGCTCGGCGTATGAGTCGATGTTTCGGCCCTTGAGGTCGAACAGGACATCGCCGCAAGTCACGTCTGGCGTGCCGCTGAGTGTCACGAAGTCCGTGAGTACGGTACGCCTTCGCTGTTCGATCACCAACGGATGGTCAGCCATCGGCGCGTGTGCGCGGATGTATTCGCCAGCCCATTCGACTCCGTCCACGTCCCATTCGGGGCCCTTGCTGGCGATTTCAGCGCCGTCGTCGTCTTTCTCGACGATGGCCAGACGCCAATCGGGATCGTCGGCGAGGTAGCGGGCGAGTGCGTCGTGGCGCCTGGTGCCTGCGGATTTCTGCGCCTCACCCGTGGACTGGTCGGGCGAGTATCGCGGGCACTTGCGGAGTGCCGGCAGGCTTGACGGTCGGATGATGGGGTGAGTCACATTGGCCTCCTGTTCAGCGGGCCGGTTTCATCCGAGAGCACGGTCTGCCTCGGAGCGCCGTAGATTCTAGATTCCCGAATCGTGACGAATGCCGCGTTCGTCATCTTGATAACCGGCTGCTGCTTGATGATGTTCACGACGTAGATGGTTTTGCCTTCGATGGATGCGCCAATCCCGGTCAGGATGATTGGCCCTTTGATCATGTTGCCACGCTCGCAGGCCAGGACCGCTTCCTCGAAGCCTTCACGGTATCCTTCTTGACGCGCTGAGTTGACTTCCGATTGTCGGGATTGCTGTGCTTTCTCGCCTTGAATCGCAAGCGCGACAAGCCCTCCAGTTGACACAACCGCGGAAACCATCAGCCCGATGTAGGTTGTCAATCCGATGGGCTTCATCGCACCACCGCCTTCCCGTCCCACCACGCCGCGATGCCGTCGATGCCGGGCACCGGGCGCTTGCCGTCCCATTCGCCGGCCTTTCGGATCTCGGCGATGATGTCCGCCCGCTTGGGCGTGATGGTCACAAGGTCAGGCCGGCTGCGGGCCAGACGTTGGAGATCGAGGATCTCGAAGTCAGGCTGGCGCTTGACCGTGACGCCGGCCAGCTTTTGAGCGACAGGAAGCTCCTGCGCGGCCTTGAGTCTGGCCGCACGCGCGGCTTCCTCGGCTTGCTGGATTTTCTGCGACTCGCGATCTCGCGCGGCCTTGGCGGCTGCCTCGGCTTCGGCGAGTGCGAACGGATCGGACTCCGACTCGGCTTTCTTGGCGGCGGCGCGTGCCTCGGCTTCGGCCTTGGCGCGTGCGCGTTCCGCTTCGGCGCGTGCCTTGGCTTCAGCTTCGGCGGCGGCGCGGAGTTCGGCCTGGCGCTTGGCTTCGGCTTCGCGTGCGATCCTGTCCTGCTCCACCTGCCACGTCGTCAGGAGTCGCGAGACGCGGGAAAGTTCCGATTCGACGGGGCCGATGAACTCCTTGGCGATGGCGTCGATTCTCTTGCCGAGGTCCAAGACCGGACGCTTGACATCGGATCGGGATTCCTCGGTTTGCTTTTGAATGGAGCGGAGGTCGCGAATGATGTTCGCGGCGGCCCTGGCATCCGACTCGCTGGACACGCTGGGCAGGGCTTGAGCGGAAGACACCGCCAAGTCCCGGGACTCCACAGCGCGAGTCTCGATTGCGATTTTGACTTCGCTGGTGCCTGTCAGTGTGATGGCGTTCACTTCGCACCTCCTTCCTTCGCGGTGAACGCATCGAGCGCGGCCTTGAAGCGGTCTGGCTTGGCGATGATGTTCCGCGCGTTCTTCTCGCTGAGATACTCCAGCGTTTCGCCGGCATTCAGCCATCCGACGGAGACGGCCCATCGGGTAGCCGCGGCGATGTTGCCCCCTCCGATCACGCTTAGGAGCGACTCCTGGAGTTCATCGGACAGGATTGGCGACGATGCGGCCGGGGCGGTCGCGGCTGCCGGCGTCTCTGGCGCGAGCGCTGGCGTCTCCGCTGTGGTCACCTTAGGCGCGGCTGCCGGCGCGTTCTGGCGCTTGCTGGCCACGCTGGCGGCTGCCTCCTTGGCGACTTCGGCCGCCGGCTTGATCTCGACGGGGTCGTAGGACCGTTCGTCGTCGTGCTCGCCGAAGAAAATCCCGGGGTCGATTGCCACGAGCCCGCGCTTTTTGGTCCTGGCGCGGAGCATGGTCGTGGGTTCCGTGATCCACTTGGTGTTCCGCGTCCAGCCGGCCTTCTTAGCCTCCTCGACGGTGCATCCGGCCTCCATGGAGTCGTTTCCGAGTGTGAATTTCGCCCGCGCCTGGATGCCGTCGCTTCCGTCCGCCAGCCATTCGACCTTGCCGCCCTTGGCCAAGAATTCGGCCATGCCGGCGTCGATGCGCTTCTCGATTTTCCCGAAGGAAATCTGATGCGTCCTGAACAGTTCCGCGAGGGTCAAGCCTTGCGTAATGCACAGCATGACAATGACTTCGCCGATCTCCTGCCGGTCGATTGGACCCATCATTTGGGACCGGCTGATGGTTTTGCCGAGCGACTGGATGGCCGCGATGGGGTCCGGCGCTTTGGCCACGATTTCCGCGAGTGACAGTGTGGGATTCATTCTTGTTGGTTTTGGGGTTGGCTACTTGTGGTCGTCTCCGATGACTTGGGAGGCTGCATTTTCAGCCTCCCATTCCTTCAGCTGCTTGTTCAACTCGTCGGCATACCTGCCGGCGCGCTCCTCGTCGTAGTGGTACTCAGGGAGGTCGTCGCTCACGGTCGCGAACGCGGCACCCAGGAGCCAGCAGGCGGCGAGGAAAAAACCGAGGATTGCAAAGAGTTCTGCGGCGCGGGGGTACACCATGACGATTAGCCCGCAGGCGCCGGCCGTGACGAGTGCCGCGCCGATCCATCGCGGGGGGAGTTCGCGGCGAGGAGTCACTTGGCACCTCCCTCGAAATTAGGGGTAAACTGACGGATGATAGCCGCGTGCTTTTCCCTCGCGGCGTCCCACGCGGCGTCCCACGCGGCGGCCCACGCGACGTCCCTCGCGGCGGCACTCGCGGCGTCCTTCGCGTCCCTCGCGGCGTCCCTCGCGGCGGCCATCGCGGCGGCCAATTCCGCATCGGTCGCCCGTCCGCTCGCGTGCCGCTCGGCCACGTCGAGCGCGGTCAGCGAACGCGGATCGGTCATGAGATGCTGCACGGTGCGAGCGATCTGCACGGCCGCGAGTCGCAGGTCGCGGTCAGATAGCACGCCCGGCTGAATCGCGATCCAGATGAGCCAGCCCGGCCGGCATTTATCCCATGCCTCCTGCATGGTCGCGCAGTTGTTCATTGCCCACCGACGGCCTTCGTCGCAGGCGTTGTGACGATAGCAGAATTCCTCGATGGTGATCACTTGGCACCTCCAATCCGTGCGACCTGCTCGCGGGTGAGGCCGACGCGGGCGAGGATGGGGGAGCCAGTCGCCGCCTTTTGAGCCTCGAAAAACCGATGGGCCGCATCGGTGTCCACGGCGGAGGGCCGTGGCATCACCAGCCAACTCGCGTGTCTACGGAGCGAGCGCGGCCATCGGCGTGGAGCCTGAATCTCATGGAGTCCGTAAGAGATTTGCATTAGCTCATCCCCCCGTTGATGACGTGGTTGCGCACGTCGGCGAGGATCAGGCCCTCGACGTATTTGCTGGGGTGCATTCCCTTCGCCTTGGCCACCTCGCGAGCCATGCGGACGGTCGCGGGCGAGGTGACTACCATGAGAGTTTGCACGCGCTCGTAGCGTGCCCGGGGTTTTGTGGTTTTTGCAATCGCTGCCATGGTCAGAGCCAATACGGTATTTTGGCTCCGCTCGTCAACAGGCGATTTCAAAAAAATAGAGCTTTCAAAATTCTTTCGGAATTTGTTGACGCCGGGGCGGCCGGCGTGGTGTGATGGCGGCGCGATGAAAATCAAAAACATGACACGGCACGACGCGATGAACCTGATGGGCGGCACCACGACGGAAGGCGAGGCGGACGCGATGCTGGCGCAGTTGCGTCAGCAGGAACGGTGGGCGGACACGGCCGATATCCCTGAATCAGCGTGGTGCGCGATGATCCAGCAGTCCGTCACGATGGCGGCCGAATAATAGGCATCCCATGAAAACCGAAGCACAAGACAACGCGGAACAAGCGGCCATTGCAATTCTTCTGGCCGCCGGAACCAACACCGTCACGCTGCCGGCATCCGGCGAGATGACGAGTCCCGAAGCCGACGCGCTGGGGACTCTCGTCGGGATGCACCCCAGCGAGTTCGCGAAGGTGTGGGGGGGGTGGGAATGGCGGGCGGACGAGCTGCTGGCGACCGTCACGGCAACGCAAAAGCTCTTGGCGTTCACCCGGAACGATTACTGGCTACCATCGTCCGAGCGCGCGGCTTTGAACATCGGTGACTGGTTCGACGCGCCGATCCCCGACAGGTTCACGACGACATGGTTTCGCCGTCACTATCGCGGCACGAGTGCGGACGGGATCTCCGTCGAGGTCCTAGACTGACCGGCCCCATCCGCCAATACACCCCGGCCTAACCCGCCGGGGTTTTCGCTTTTCGGGTGGGCGGCGGAGGCGCATCCCGGTGCCGTCCACCCGCCCACTCGCGGTCCCAGATGGCAAACCGTATCCTCATTACCTCGTCGATCAGGCCGTCCACGCGAGCCAGGAGGTCGGAGATTTCAGTCCGAGGCGGCGGGGAAGACGGTTGGGTAGTCGATTTTTCCATGCGGTTTTGGGGCGGAGAGTTGCGGAATCCAGTAGTGCGGGACGGGACGAACGACGTTGCCGGCGCGGGTCACAAATTCGGTTCGCTCCGCGTGCCCGGCGTCAAGCAGCGCCCGAAGTCGCTTTTCCGTCGTCTTGAGTCCAAGCCCCAGGTGTTGCGACCACCCCTTCGTCGTGCGCCAGCCTGTCGGGATTTCATCCTGTTCGCGGGCCGAGAGTGCAAGGAAAATCTCCCGTTCAGTGGCAGGCTTTCCCGTTGATGACGCTGAGGTTTTCAACGTCAATCTGCTTGCCTTCGATCTCGACGAACGCAAATCCGTGCGCCCAGTTGTTTCGGGATGCGTAGTCAGGCGAGAGATAACAGAGACATCCCGTGGACCATGTGGTGATAAGCCGCCCATTTCCGTCCCTTTCTGAGTGTTTGGATGGTTGGTGGAAGTGAGAGCACAACGAAAGCGTCTTGGTTCGCAGGAACAGGCCGCGCGCCGGGTTCACCGGATTGGAGATCGCGAATCGGTACTCATGGCCGTGGAGCACGAGCAAGTCGCCGATCTTGATAGCGCGGAGATGATCCACGAATTCGATGCGCGAACCGGGGAAGTCGATCTGTGCCTTGAGCGTTGTCGTCGGCAGTCCAACAAGGTCAGGAGCACGGGACCAAAGGTAACGGTCCCACCAGAGTTCATGGTTTCCGCTCTTGTGAATGATCCTCGCCTTGGGGAACTCGCCGCGGAGCCACTGGAGCCCTTGACTTTGGCGGGTGAGTTCCAGCCCAAGCGCCCGCTTCTTGGGATTTGTTTCGTGCGGGGACTGACTGTAGAAGTCTCCCCAATCTCCGTTGAGTAGGACTGTCGTCGGTTTGCGTCGCTTCCCTTCCTTGACCGCCACGAGCAACGCGGAGTTGTCGTGATAGGGGATGTGAACGTCGGGAAGAATCAGGACACGTTCTGAGCCGGACAGTTGGACGGGTTGCCGGTCGGGACAGTCAAACGCAACTGGGGGGTTCATGTTTTGGTGATTCCTGCTTGCAACAGGTGGACTGCGAAAGCGCCCTCGCCGCCCCATGCTCCGACGCCCCCGCACTGACTCCAAAGCGTCGAAGCCGTGGCCGGCACGGTCATGTCGGACAGCCGGATGTTGTGCGGATCGACGGACGGCGCGGCGTGGCCCTCTAGGTCAGAGGCGCCCCATTCGGTGATCGGCACAGGGTACGCCGCGAGCCGGTGAGTCGGTGCGCTCCATCCGGAAGGCGGCGTCGGCGTGTCGTCATAGGACTCCCAAGAGATGTGCGGCGACTCGCCTTCGAACGGGCCACCGTTTGACCAACCTGGCGCGGGCGTTCCGGTCGCAGGGTAGAAGCCAAACGGGAACTCCACGGGATTCCCAGACGTGCTGCGGTCGTACCCGTGCATCGGGTCAGAGTTCGCGCTCTGGATCGTGGCGTTGTCGCTGCCTTGCGTGCCGGGGAACGCTGGCCAGTCAGAGACGCGCACGAGTCCGTTGGGCGCCCACTGGTCGCCAGTCCCAGCGAACATCACGAAGGCTGGAGTCGTCGTCTCCGGAATGAGACGCACTTCAGAGCGGGACCAAAGCGTTGACGGGCCTGGAGATGTCACCAGACGCACGCCATAGCCCTGCCTGTCCGGGGTGAACTGATACAGCTCCCACGTCGAATACAGGCGCACCAGCTTGAACGGGATTCCGAGGCTTGACGCCAGAGTGGCAATGTCAGACGCGCGGATGTACTCGAAATCAGGGAAGGCGTAGGCCGAATTGTTAGCGAGATACCACGCATACCAGTCCACGTCCGGCCCGGTCGTCGAGAAGACGAGTTCCCCCTGCACCCATCCAGTGCCAGGAGACGTGTCATTGATCAGGACCGACTCATTGCGATCCAGCGAAGGCGAAGGCGACACGTTGAACCAGTAGGGCAGGTCCATGTTCCAGGCGTCGAAAGGCGAGGTTGTCGCGTCGAAGCCTTGGCCAACAAGCCCCGAACCGTCCACGATGTCAACGGACGCAGCGGAGTAGGTGCTGTACCCTCCGAACTCAGTTTGGAAGTCGCGCACCGTGAGGCTCAAGGCCGAGGCCCTGGTCGCAACGTCGCCAGTGGAGTAGCAGAGGAATCCCCACGGGTAGACGTGCCCACCGAAGATGCCTCCGTCGGTGTAGTCCGGCCGGAACAATCGCCCGTAGTACTGCGCATCAAGGAAGCTGAACGGGTACACGACCATCAGCGCGTTCAGCCTTTGAGCGAGCACGTTGTAGTGCCGCGCCAAGATCACCACGGCGATTGCCGGGCGTTCCTCGGCGCCGATGATGCTGCCGGCGATGGCGGTCGTGCGATTGGACGCCCACCATCCAGCCGTGCCAACGTTCTCGCCGATGTACTCGATGGAATCCTTGGACTCGAAGTAGCAGCACGACAACTCCGGCGTGATGACGTTGTGAGTGCCGCTGCCGCTCTCGATTGGGATTTGCCGGCCCGCTTCGTACCCTGAACGGCTGAAGTTTCGCGTGTCAGCCGCATTCCAGTCGTCGCCAGCGGCCGTCCCGAAGTAGTTCTCCGCGTGCGGGTTGGCAATAGCCGGGTCAAGCTGCGGCGTGGATCGGCGAGCGTACGACGGTGTGAACCAGATGCCACCAAGAGACGGCCATTGCTGGATCGTCGTGGACTGATACCAATTCAGCTTCGCGTACTCAGCCTTGAACGTCTCTTGCTCGACGAGCGGGACGCCGCACAAAGCCGCGGCAACGGTTGGCTTCGGGTAGCTTCCATTCGCTGCCAGTACCTCGACCTCGACGTTGACTGCCAACCTGCGTCCGTCCCATTTCGCCGAGTTGCTGGCGAACGTGGAATGGTCATTGTTCTTTGTGGTGTCATCGAACGCCCATGACTTCACGTCTCCAATTGTGGCCTCGAAAGGCGGGAATTCAGACGTGCCATCCGATGCGTTCTCGGCTTTCAACGGAACGTAATCGGTGTCGATTGTGACGCCAACGCCGGAAACGCTCTCGCTGACGGTCGTATCATCAGCCCATCGCTTGATTCCGGACCAAGTGCCATCGGTGGCCGGCGGCACGTTGTAGCCAATCCCGTTGGCGTCGATGGAGAACGGGTTGCCGCTGGCGCCGATGTTCGTTCCGAGCGGGATAACATCGACGTAATCCTTGCCCGTCTCGGTCGTGATGAGCAGATGCGCGGAGTTGCCGCCGACATCCACCTCGAACGTCAGGCCGGAAGCTGCGTCTCCGGCCAGGAGGTCAGTGATGGATGGCGATGCGGTGACTTGGGAAGTCGTCGTGTCGAGGTTCGTCGTGACGACAACCATTCGCCCGCCGTGCCAGGCTAGCTGGTAGATGGGCGTCGCATCGGCCGTCGGGTCGGGGAACGGAGACAGCGTGCCAGCGTTGCGGGTGACATCCGACAAATCGAAGTGGAACCCGGTGCGGTTGTCGAATGCGTCCTGAACACCGTCGCCGCACTGGTCGGCCACCTCGGGCTCGGTGATCGGCGCGGAGAAGTAGTCGATCAGCCACCACACAAGCGCCCAGGATGCGACGTTGTTTGCTCCGTCTGAAACCCACACTGAGTCAGCCGTGGCGCCATCCGTGGCTTTCCTTCGGTCGTTCCATGGCATCGTGCCTCCGAACCGCTCAAGGTCATCCGCCCGCATTCTCCAGAGCATGTAGCCCTGTTCGTCCCATGACGTTCCATCGGCGGATCGCCGCACCGTGACGCATTCCCACGGGCCGAGGCTGACGGTGTCGCCCGTCTCCTCCATGGTGATCACGAGCGGCGTCGCGTCGGAGTCGAGGTTGTGGAACCTGATGCACCTGAACTTGTTCCATTCCTCCAGCCAAGTGAACGTGCGCCCGGAGTGGCCCTCGAAGATGACATCAGCCACGGCCAACTCGTGCGGGTGTTCGTGCTGGTAGTACCCGCTCACGAATTCGACGCGCACCCAATATGGTTCGTCCGGGCCGAAGGGCGGAGTCGTGTCGCGAGTGTGCGCGATGAGACTGGTGCCGGTGTCCGCGGGCAGGAGGTCGAGCGTGACTTGCTTCAGGTCGTGGTCAGGCGAGCCGACGACAGAAGCCGCGTCGACGATGGTCGTGATGGCGGCCTGGTCGTGGGAGTCGACGGCCGAG